AAGGAATAAAGATGAGTGATTTACAAATGGAAGATCTTAGAGAAAATATACAAAATGAATTAGCTGATATGACAGTTAATGATTTTACTAACTTAATAGATAAATATGATTTAGGAATAGCAGAACTTGATGCAATGTTTTATGACTTGCTAGAGATACTAGTGAAAGAAAGGTCTAAATAATGAGCGATAGAAATGGTGTTTATCAAAAGCTAGTTGACGAATATGAAGCACAGGGTTTTACATATGAAGAGGCTAGTAAAGAAGCCTATGAAAATTTAAAATATCAATATGACTATGAGGTAGAGGACTGATGACTAATAATTATGTGCATTGTTTAAAATGCAATCATGTCTATGAAGAAAAAGAAAAGTTCATAGAAGCTTGTACGAACTGCGGTAATGAAGACACAGAGCAAACACACTACCTACAGAAAGATGAGGACTAATGAACAAGTTAGCAGTTGGACCTAATACTTTAGAAGAATACAAAGTAAAGTTAATAAAACTAGGTCTAAGTAAGATAGACATAAAAGAAGAACTTGAGCGATATGCTGATGAAGTAAAAGATCAGATAGAAAGGAATAAAGATTGACACTAGCAATACTCATAATTAGCATTCTCAATTTATTAGTGATTTGTTTTATTGCTTTTATGATTTTTATTATTGGAGAACGGCAAGACAAAGATAGAAAAGGTGGGAAAGAATAATGAACTTTGCTTGGGCGCTCATAGTATTAATTATAACAGTATCAGACAAATTATATAAACTTTTACCAATTTATTTAATGATTAAAAAAATTTTAAAGATATTTATATTTTTAGTGTTTATTTTTATTCTTCAATGGCTTCTATGGTAGTGACTTCCATACCAATAGACTCACCATTTACAATATTTTGGCTACGAACTTCTTTTAGCTTTGCTTCAAGTTGAGGTCTTGACATATTATCAAGAGAGGCAGTTACAACTTCTTTTCGATCTACATAAAATCCTGCCAACTGACCACGACGGTATTCTGCTACAATCGCAGGACCTAGTTGACCATTCTCAACTGCTTGTTCTCTTAGCCTAGCTAATTCTCTAGCGTGTTTAACAAAATCAATTTTACTAGCTTCTGCATATTCTTTTTGCAAAAATTCAATTGCTTCTACAACTTTAGGAAACATCTTAGGATTGCGTAAGTTACAAGCCATTTGAGTTGCTGAGTTCTCAGAGTAACCCGCTTGTTTTGCACAATCAGTAGGAGTCATTCTCCCATTTTCTTTTACAAAAGTAAGAACAAAAGCTCTTTGTTTTGGTGTTAATTGTTTATCAATATCCATAATTATTATTTACTATATATACATAGAAAGTAAATATATATATAAAAAATGTATTTCAATGAAAAAACCTCAGTCTGTAAGACTGCTACTATTGTTGTATATCAACTGTTTTAAAAATCATCTATCCCAAGGTTACGTAACCTGAAACACAGACGTAACCCAAAACGTAACCCTACTACTGTTGTATATCAACTATTCTAGCCTAAAGTTACGTGGTTACGTCAAATTCACGATATTTCAGAAATATTTTTTTCGTTTTACTTTTGAAACATCTATATAAAATGATAATATGTAACCATGAACAGAAATGAAATTGAAGAATTTTACGGGGACGACGAACCAGAAATACTTTTTGCAGATGGATTTGATACAGCAATCATGGGCGTGGTCCAAGATCCGTGGCACGACAACACTACACGAGTTCTCTACAGTATAGAACGTATTCTCAAAACACTTATGGATAGAGATGCAATGACCTATGAAGACGCATCAGAATACTTTGAATATAATGTCAGAGGCGCTTATATGGGGAAATATACACCTTTATTTCTAGATACATAACCAATGCCAACTATTAATGAATTAAAAGATATTTCATGGTTTCAAAGAGCCATGAATCCTGACACACCTAACACAGAAGCTAACAATACAATTTTAACAGAAAGTCATGAAGTAGATGGAAAGATTATTTTAGTTCCAACAATTAGAATGATAGAAGGAAAATTAGTCAAGGTCGATGATCCTGTGGCAGAGGCTACAAAAAATAATGACTTTATTGAGGGTTTTCAAACAGAAGAAGAGGCTACAAAATTTTCGAAAATGATTAGTAACTTAGTAGATAATTCAAGAAATAGTAATAAAACAACAGGTGGTCCTGGGAAACTTAAAGTATTATGAATGAGATTTTCAAAAATCCACTTTCGGCCCCGTTAGTCTTAGTCGAATGGTTCGATGCAAAAGACGGAGAGACTGGTTGGCATCCAGTAGAAGATATTTTTTTTGAACAATTAGCCACTTGCCAATCGGTCGGTTGGCTGATAAAAGATACAAAGTCCCAAATAACTATTATGAGTGATTACTGTGAATACAACGAAGAAAAAGACGGCGGTAGACACATAACCATTCCGGGAAGTTGGGTAAACAAAATTATATATTTAGAACAAAAAAAGGAGATAGAAAATTAAAATGGATATGATGAGATTATTAAAGGCTGTACGTAAAAATGAAGGTTTCCGTACAAAGGTGTATTTAGACACGCTAGGCAAGAGAACTGTGGGAGTGGGCCATCTTTGCGTAGAAGACTTTTGGGAAGATGATAAAGAGTACGACGAAGAGTTTTTAATGGAGACCTTAGAGAAGGATTTAGAGAACGCTATCTCAGGTGCAGAAGAATTGCTTGGTGAGTTCACGGTCCATGATCAGTGCAAAGAGCTTATTGTAGAAATGGTATTTCAAATGGGTAAAACAGGCGTGTCCAAGTTCCCTGCTATGTGGAGAGCACTTAAAGAATCTACACCGCCAGATTATAAAACGGCGTCAGTTGAGATGCTTGATTCCAGATGGGCTAAACAAACCCCTCAAAGAGCTAAATCTATGGCAAAGAAAATGGCAAGTCTTGGTTAAAGTAATAAAAAGTGACAAAAAATTAGAAAAAAAAGAACTTATCCCTTGGTATATTAGTCCAGACAATAAAGATGTCATAGTTTATTACGAAAAAGATAAAATAAACAATTGGTGGAAAAAAATACCAAAGGTAAGATTTTAATGGATATCTGTGTTCTATGTCAACAAGACTTTGAAGACTGCGACTGTCACTATAGTTAAATTCTTTTACTACAGTTAGAAGCTTTAGTATGTCCGGCCCATATGGGTCTTCTCATGATATATTTCTTCTTTGATAAGTCTTTGGAAACTCATTATAGCTAATGTATTCTTTTAAAGCCCAACGCCAATCTTTACCATATTCTGCCTTACAATAGTTAATAAGATCCTCTTGCGGGTCCTTATTGTCAGCAAAAAAATTGCTAAAGAAGTTTAGGAAGTGGTTCTTGGCACTGTTTGTGAGATTCATCATACAAGAGAATATAGGTATGAATTTTTTATTTACTTTTGTTATTTTGATATAGCTGATGTGTTATTTTAAAATTTTATAAAGTCATCGTCATTTGAAAGCTCATCTTTTTTGCCACCTAATCTAGTTTTATCACTAAATTTAAAAAGCTCTTTGTCTACAAGTTGACCCTTTGTAGCATCTTTAATTATGTCTCCTGTGAAAGGATCAAACACACGAACTGTGTTTGTGTCTAATTTTTTAGTATTAACAACGATTTCATTCTCAGCTTCTTTTCCTCTCATTACTAAATCTTTAGCGTTGATGTAAACTTCTTGTAAAACTAAATTATTTCTATTTTTACCTAAACCTTCACTGTAATCTATCATATTGTGAAGACTTAAAGCATCTTCAGGATTTAATGAATAAGAATTTATATCTTTTTCTAATGAAGGCATACCTTTTCTGTAAGCTTCCATATCACCACGAACTAAACGATAAGCCGGAAATGTTTCTCCTAAATGTTCTTTTGCAGATTCTTGAATTAATTTTTTATACTCAGGGTAATAAGAAAGTTTCTTTAGCTTTTTAAAAGCGTCTGCATTTCCTAAATCTCCGACTCCTCCATGATATTGATTTTCATAAAATTCATGAGCGGGTATGTTTTGTCCATACTCATACTTTTGATTTTCTGGTTTATTTAATTCTTTAATGTCAAACATTACATCAATATTATTAGAAACATCATAAAAAGATTCTTTTGCCTCTTCTGTACCAAAATATGTCTCTTTTTCTTTATTTTTTGGTTCTTCTCGTTCTTTGATTAAATCAAGTGCTTCACCTATTCCTGACGGTGGAATTTCAGGCCCTTCATTTGGGTCCTTTTCAGGTATTTTTTCTTCTTTCGGAATATTTATTAATTTATTATCATCTTCTATTTTACTTTCTAAAATATTTTCTAAAGGATTTAAAGAATAGGAAGCAGGATTTATTAAGGATGACAATTTTTCTGTCAAATATTCTAGACCTTTAGGGTCTGTTTGAGATGCGGCAGCTGCTCCTCCTCCTAATAAAGGAAGAAATCTAGCTAATCCTTGTAATGCTAATGGCCCCATAATTTACTTTTAACATAAAATATAGCAATTGACTATCCTATATATAAAAGAGCTTGATCCCATGGCCGTGATCGTTATATAGTGGTCGCTTTCACTATTCACAAAATTAAGGAGACACCATGACCGAAAAAGACTTGCATAAAATGATTTGTTACTTAGCAGACAAAGTAGAAAAACTTGAAAGAAATCAATGTAAGTGCGACTCCATTAGTGAAAAAAAAGATTCTCCTGTTCAATACAAAACCAATATTGATGTTATCTCGAACAATCAAGAAAACGTTACATAAATCTAACGATTTCTGCGTAAACGACGACGGTTGCGTCTTTTCTTAGATCCTACCTTACGACGACCTTTATGATTTTTTCTTTTAAGGACTGCCCGACTCATATATTAGGAGCGTCACCCAACATTTGGTTTTCTACTACAATAAGCGCTCTAAAGTAATCTTTTTCCTTAATAGGTAATCTTTCCCAATCATCGTATCTAAATTTTTTACTGACACTGATAAACCGTAGACGTTTAGCCCGTTGATCGAGATCAGTTTTCTCAGGATAATTTGGATGAAGCTCTGTGATCATCCATGTACACCTTTAATGGGTGTACTAGAATTAAATTGTATATTAAAAGACATAGAACGTCTTTCTCCTTCACTTCTAAATGGATAGACTTGATGAGCTAACCAACTAGGAAATAAATAAAAATCTCCTACTTCGGGTTTTACTAAATAACTATGTCTTGAGAATGTATGAGGAAGAGATCCTAAAAACTCTAAACATCCGACGGTGGGATGATGGTCTTCTTGAGCGTACTCCTCTTCTAACTTTTCAGGAACTTTTAAAAAAACAACACCTGAAAGATTAGAGTCATGAATGTGAATAGGATTAAAGTCTCCTTGATATTGACTAACAACCCAACTTGTAAGAGACAAAGAAGTCCCTGGTGGAATTGCGCCAGGTACGATTTTATTGATATACTCTTGAGCTAGAGCTACATAAAATTGTTTGAGTCCCGGAATCTTATCTTCTGAAATCTTTATTTCTTTTTTAACATTACCCGCTAAGTTCTGACTGTAGTCGTACTCTTTCGATAAGTCTTCACTGTTTAAAATTCTATCAGATTCTTTATTTATATTTTCGACATAAGAAATAGGGAGTTTAGTTTTTAGTATACTAGGTCCAAACGGTTGATAAATTTCATAACTTAATTTGTCTTCGCTTTTCTTTTTTTCTTTAGTCATCTAATCTATTTAAATCCCTTCGTAGTTCTGTAATCTCATCTGCATGTTGTATCCAAAGTTTTCTTCCTTCGGTTACAATCATGTCCCACTCTTCCGCAAGAAAGATTTTGTCTTCACCTTCCAAATAGGAAACGCGGACGTGCTTACGGTCATCTTTTTTGAAGCGTACGACTGCACTAACTATTTTGTTTGTAACGTCCGTTGTTAACATCTTGTTCAAATCTATCTACTAAAAATAGTATTAGACCACCCATGGATAAATGCTTTAATTCAGGCACTTTTGCTTTGACTTCGTTTGCTAATTCGTAGGCTTCTTTCTTGACGGCCACAGATTTATATTTTGTAATATCTGTCATTTTCTTCCCTTCTACTACATATAGTATGTATTTTCATATGAGCCCATATATATAGGAATAGTATGGGAAAATCAAGGACTAATTTGATACTCCAAACCTACAATAAACCCTAAGTTTCCTTGTGTTTCGTAAGTGGGAGCAATAAACCAATTGTCTTTTTTAAACCTGATCATAGGAGCAATGTCGAAGCCACTATATCCGGTGACTATTCCATACTCTATAAAAGAATATTCTTTACTTATGTAAGTGCTTATATTTCTTTCACTGTTGTAGTAAGCTCCTACATTTACATTTTCTGTATCACAGCGTACATGAGGGTGCACAGAATTATAATTGTTATCAAGTCCAACATGTAAAGATAAAGCTACAAGAAAAGATAGACAGCTCAAACTTAAGCTCTTACTCCTTCTAAAATATCTTCTATGAGATAAGAGGGAACACAACTAAACTCTATAGCTATTCTATTATCCTTATCAAGGTCTGAAAAATCTTCTTTATAAATTTGTATTTGTTGAAAGCAAGTATCATAGTCGTAATAAACTATTTCGGAGGCCATTCTTACACAATCGTTTTCTACATTTACAGATCCTTGAATACATAAAAAACCAACCATTATAAATTTAATCATTGAAATCCTTATCTATATATTCAAATTCAACTTTGAGCATTAACTGTTCCTTGGTCAACGTTCTATTAATCTTTGTTCCCACTTTACGACGACTAATAGTTTTGACATCAATAAATCTTACTTTCCCTGTTTTAAAGTTTACTAAAACTAAATCAATCGGTCCTGTACTCGACATATTTTTAAATACCATATAGCCTTCTTTCAAAAACTTTATGACAGCTTTAAATTCGCTTATGTCTCCGATTACTTGCTTTGGATCTCTCCCCATGACGGACCTATCTCCATATCCACTTTTAGTGGTACTTTAAGTTCAACCGTTTCTTCCATCATTTTCCTAATCTTGATGGCTTGTTCTTCACTTTCAATTGATACATTCAATTCATCGTGAACTTGTATATGAGATATTATACCTTCTTTATATAAATCAACCATAGCTTTTTTAGTCATGTCCGCAGAAGACCCTTGAATCAACCTGTTTAAAGCTTTATAAGTCCATGCTCTTTTAAGGTCTTTTCCATATTCTCTTTCAGCATCTGCTAAAGGTAGCGACTTATGAATACCAAATGATCTAGGTTCCCATAAATCAAAACGACATTTTCTACCCAATAAAGTTCTAAGGTACCCTACGTTGTCTGCTTTTTTAGTAGCCTCTTGCATAAGTTGTTTTACAAAAGGAACGTTACCGTGAAATTTAGCAAACAAATCTTCTGCTTCATCTGGAGTCAAACCTAACTGACTAGCAAGTTTACCTTTACCCATTCCATACATCATACCTAAATTAATTGTCTTAGCAGAAGATCGGTCAATACCTGCCATGTCTGCAACTGCTTGATGAAAGTCAGGGTCTTCTGTTTTATAAGATTCAATGACTTGATCAGCTCCTTTTAAGCCACCTTGTGTTAAAGAAGCAAAGTGAACTAACACTCTAGGCTCTTGTTGTGAATAATCAAAACAACCCCATTGACAATCTTTCTCAGGAACAAAAATAGATCTGATCATTGGTCCAATTTCTTTGTTTCGCGCAGGAATTTGTTGAAGGTTCGGATTACTATAACTAAATCTTCCTGTCACTGTACCACCTTCATCACTTCTCATTTGATGTATCTCTGCATGAATTTTACCTTTGTAAGAATGCTTTAAGATTGTGTCTATAAAAGTTGTTCTGGCTTTGTTAATCTCTCTTGCATTAGCAACAGTGCGAGCAAAAGGATTTTTGTGAGTTACTAAAAAATTTTTATCAAACTTAGGTTGACCAGACTTTTCTGTTCTTTCATAGGGTATTTTAAGTTTATCAAAGGCTTTGGATATACTTTTTGCAGCCCATATATCTACTTCAAAGCCGCTTTCTTTTTTGATCTGCGATAAAAAAATTTGTTCTCTTTGTTCTAAATCTTTTTTAATCTTTTCAGCTTTATCAAGATCAACGCAAACACCTTTCCATTTCATCTCTAACAAACAAGGAAATAACTCTGTTTCTAAATTAAAAATACTGGTAAGTTCTTGTTTTATAATTTCAGTTTTAAAAAACTGCCATAACTTTAAAGTTAAATCAGCATCTTGTTCTGCATAAGGACCAACATACATAGGAGGTAATTTATACATTTCTGCTTTAGCATCCACGCCCCATTCTTTTGCCGCTTCGTATAATAAACCTTCTGACTTTGAATCTTGTAAATATTCTTTTCCTAATTCATTTAAAGAATATCTAAATCTATTCTCATCTATTAAAGGCGCAGCAATTAAAGTATCTATAATTCTTCCTTTAACTTCTAAACCCCACCAACGTAGCCAACCTACGTCATACATAGCATTATGAAAAATTTTATCACAAGGTAAGTCTAATATCTTTTTCACCTGTCTCTTAATGATGTTCTCATCAAAGTTGCCTCCCCCTTCATGACGTATAGGAAAATAACCTTTCCAACCTTCTACAGCAATAGCAATGCCTGCAATGTAACCATTACCAATTGCCCAACCCGGCCCCATACTTTTAATACCCGGATCATTTGTTTCTAAGTCAATTGCAATTTCTTTTGCATCAGATAAATCTGGAATATTTTCTGGCGGTAGCCATTCACTTGGCGGTTGAAATAAAGGTATCTGTGTCATTTAACTTCTTTATTAATTTTAGACACTCTATTATCTATTTCAATCTCTGCCGCAATAGCTGCATAACCTGCAATGTCTATATAAGAATCTTCTTTATGTTTTGTCTTCAATCTAGCTATCTTAAGTAATATCATACAAATAGCAACATCATGTGCTGAAACAGGATGCCCTAAATACTCACTCCAAAGATTAGCTATGTTTGTGTGTGTTATAGTTTTATTACCATAATCACTAGCTCTATCGCCTTGTATAAGTTCTTTTGCTATCTTTAGTATATTATCACTTACTGACATCGTTTGACTCCTTTATTCTTTGTATATCTTGTTTAAGTGTCTTTAGTTCTATCTTTAAAATTTTTAAACGGTCTATGATTTCTTCTTTTGTTAATGTAAAAGATAAAGATAACAAAATGGTCATCTTTTTATCTGTTACTTCTAACTGTTTTAGTAATACGTCTTTCATTAAAATGCCTCCGAAAACTCTCTGTTTGTTTTAGATCTAACTATGTTGAGACTTTTCTTTGCTCTTGTCATACCAACATAAAAGACTCTTCTTTCTTCATCTTTATCTTTCCAATAAGATTCATCTGTTCTACGAGATAAATCAGTCAACAACATAACGTTGTCTGCCTCTCCACCTTTGGCTCCGTGTATCGTGGACAGTTTAATCTTCGGAGAGTAATCCAGATTCTGTCCACGACGGAGTACCGCGCGAATATAGGAGGACTTAATGCGCGGAACACTGTCTAATGCTTCAAACCAAGGTAAGTTACTATCAACTTTTAATCCGTGATTCGTGGTCAGTGTTTTGTAGTCATACAACGCTTCTCTGTCTGCTCTCTGCAGTGTCTTATGACCTTTCTCTACTGACTTATCTACATGTAAAAAATAATAAAATTGTTTTACTTCTTTATAGGTAATCTTTTCACCTTTACGAATACTTTCCCAAGACTTAATACCTTTTAATACTCTGCTATCTACAGAAGTAGTATTATTCCTAGAGTAGTAATAACCATTTAATTTCAAATTTTCTTCTAACTTATCAAGAGTATATTTATTACGAGCAAGAACTAACCAATCACCCTCTGTCAACTTACTCAACTGTTCTGTAGGATAATAATTAATCTCTCCTTCTTCTTCTCTAGCTGACCATTGTTTATCTACACGTTCTTTTACTCTAGAGATAAGATCAGTTGCTTTCTTTTGAATTTTTAAAGGTAGTCGATAAGACTTATCTAATATTTTTCTTTCACCCTTCATGTTAATTAAAAACTCAGGTCTAGCACCCGCCCACTTAAAAATAGCTTGGTCATCATCTCCTGCGATATAAACTCTCTTTGTTCTTTGTGCTATTCTATCTACCATTTGCCACTGCAACCAACTTAAGTCCTGTGCTTCATCTATAATAACAACATCAAACTCAGGCATTAAGTCTACGTCTCTCTTATTAAATTGAATAAGCATATCAGTGTAGTCATACTTTTTTCTTGGAAAGACACCCCCAAATTTATATTCATGTAGACCTCTTTCTATATAATCTAATTTTAACCAACCACCTGGTAAATGCCCCGTCGTAGGATTATCAAATTGTTGTTTTGCCGGAATACCATTAATCTTTGATAGATCTATTATTCTTGTAAAGACATCATCAGGTAAGCCTGCTCCATATTTTTCTACTTTTTTATTAGGGTTACTTAATTTAATTTGTAATTTATTTGACAAAAAAGAATAGTCCTCATCATTCATAACATCTTCTTCTCTTAAGCTTAGTTCTCTATATGCTAAACTATGAAGTGTTCTAAAGTGTCTAAAATCTTTTGTATCATATTTAAAAGTAGTAGCGGCTCTGCTAAGAGCTTCCTCCGCTGCTTTTTTTGTAAATGCAAAGTAACCAATCTTGTTGGGTGCTACTCCATTTTTTAATTCTTTTTCTACCAACTGTAAAAGATAAGTAGTTTTACCTGTTCCTGGAGGACCAAAGATTATTTTTCTCAAAAAGGTGACTCCTGTTCTAAGTTCGGTAGGTCTAAAGATTGACTTTCTTTCTTTTTATAAGGCACATACCACATATACACCGTTTTGTTTTTAACTTTCTTTCTTGTATCTCCACCACCTAATTCTCTAATACGAGCACTCATTTGAGTCGTTGAAAAATCTTTAAATCTTTTCTTATCTAAAAAGTCTTGTAAAGAGTCCATTCTAAAATAAGCATTTTCATTTTCAAACCAAGCCTTGCCTATAAAGATTTCATCTATATCCATAGCGGCTCCTTGATCATCTAAGAAAGATTCAATTAAGGTATCAAATCTACCTTCTTTTCTAATTTCTTTAGGCATCTCTATAACTTCTACATCATTGAGAAGTTGTTGTAATCGTCTAGTCCAATCATTACCATTCATAGGATTAGGAATAATATTAAGATGATCCATACAAGCTTTCCTAAATTTATTTTGATCAAATAACTGATCTGTTTCTAATACGATTCTTTTACCATCTACATTTAAAAACCAAACAGATTGATCACTTTGATATTTTGTTAAGTCAGAAAAACTATGTTCAAAAGAATCACCTATACCAAACTTTCTAGTCTTACAAACTATAGGAGAACAAACAGAACACATAGGTTGGTCTTTACATTTAAACTGATAATCTTTCTTTTCGTGTTGTCTAACTGTTTTTTGTACTTGATCTGATCCTAGGGGATTCTCCATATACTTATAATTAAATTCATCTATTTTCTTCTTCCATTCATCTGGCCACTTCTTTTTTGCATACACTGCATACTGATATAAAGTATTATCTCTCCCACCTTCGGGAATTCCTTGTGACATCAACGTAGCTAAACACGGTGGTCCATCATCTAACTGACTAACTTCTTTTTTTCTCTTTACTTTAAAAGCTGCTAAGTCTTCTTCATTAGTACAATGAGTATCATAGAGTTCATAAAACTCTTCTACAGTGGCGGCTGTTCCGTCGTCCTTGAATGCATATCTATTACTCTCATCACCATTATGATAAGGTAAATTTAGAAAGTTACCTGTATCTCCTCTATCTGCTTTGATCTCTATTTGTTTAGGAAATATTTCACAGTTTGCATATCCTATTTCTGCAGACCATTCCAATAATTTATCTCTGACTAACCTTGCTTGAACAGGTTGTTTTAAAAATATAAATACATGTGCCCCTCCACTTTTCGAACGACACATAACTAAAGGTAGCTTAAGTTTTCTTATACCTGTAACAATTTTTTTGTAATCTAAAGGATAGACATCTATATCTATACAACCCCACCTACATGTGGAATCATCCATAATAGGTATAATACCCAAGCTAGGGTCTTTACCGTCTAAATGATCAATCCATAGTTGGTCTGTTACTTCTTGTTTAGTTATAAAAGCTTTACCAGAAACTTTACCATTACTTTTCTGTCCTTCACTTTTATACTGACCATAGGCTCGTTCCAACCCACTAAAAATCTTTTTAAATTTGTTTACTCTCTCATCCATATTGTTTTAAAAAAGGGGGCCGAAGCCCCCTAAATATTTAAAATGGTGTACTTGTTGAAGAAGGTGCTTCTTCATCATACTTAACTTTACTTTCACCCTTACCCACACTCTCGTCAAATAATTTTGCCTCAGAGTAATAGTTAGCATTAGTTAGTTGCTCTTCAATAGTGATCTCCCAACCATGCCAATTACCTTTATCATTTCCTTCTTTAACAGTTTTTAATCTGTAAAAGAAAGCGTAAGAAGGAGGTGTAAATAAGCCATTCTTACCTTCTAGCTTTTGTGTTTGCCTCACGGTATTCCACTTCTTAGACTTTTTAAGTTGTGTACCCTTCATAGTGATAACTGCCGGAGTTGTGACACCATTTTCTCCTACTACAAGAATAAAATGATTACCACAAGTCTCGATATAATTACCGTTTTCTAAACGATCTTTATTGTTATCATCTCGAGTTGTCTTCGTAAGAATGTCACTGCTTGCACTATAAATATTTACAGGTGCACTTGTGCCTTGACCTCTATCTGTCCATTCTACGTACTGTCTTTCGTAAGCACAGTGTAGAACTCTAATGCCCTTTGATCCATCATACATTTCATTAGTTACTGTATTAAAAATCATACCCGCTTTTGCACCTTCAATAGTTTCAATCTCAGGTGACAAAGCCATAAGGACTTTTATTCTAGGTGTCGCTAGATCATCTTGTGTAAGATTTTCTAGACCTTTACTTGCATCATTTTCCATCATTGAAATATCTAATACAGGTAATTTACTTTCGGCTTTCTTTGCAACTGTTTGTTGCTTTGGTTCTTGGTTCGTCATTATATGCTCCTTTTACTTTTTACTTATTTTGGTTTCGGCGCCAACGAAGACTCCGAAGGTTTCCATGGGAATTTCTTTACCACTTTCAACCAATTCACGTATAAACGCTTTTAGTGTCATAGGTTCTACCCAAACTTTTTGTTGTGGTTGTAACCCTAACCCTTCGACTTTATTTAAAAAGTCAGAGGCAGCATTGTCTTCCCCTTTTCCGAACGTAGCGGAAACTTGATTTTTGATAAGATCACCATGACCATTATCACGTAGCCATTGAAAAGCTACTTCTCTGTGTTTGACAGGTATAGAAGCTTGTATAAGTTGTTTAACTTTTATTACTTCTCCACTGTCTAAGCTAATACTCTCTAATCCTAATTCCGACATTTTAGCAGGAATTATTTCTTGTGACAATTTTCTTTTAAGACTAGATTTTAATTTCAACTGTAACTCTAGCTGATCAATTTCTTCATCTATTCTTACTTGTTGAGAGCATAACTCTGATAACTCTTTTAAAGAGTTATCTTTTATATTAGGTGATTTTATGTCACCCTCCATTTGTTCTAATAAACTATCCATCAATTTCTCCTTTCTGATATAAGTCTACTTCTACAGGATAATATTTAAATTCCATCTTATCCCATTTTAAGCATTTAAAGAATCCTCTATTATTATCAGCAGCAATAGCACAGGCTATGCCTATTACAACAGGATCACCTGCTAATAATAAATAGTCATCATCATTAAAATCTTTTAATTTCTTTTTTAATCTTTTAGTTGTAGGTCCCGAACTCAATACTACTTGAGAACCTTCTAGCATAAGCAATTCTAACTTACCAAAACGTTCAGCGTCTAGTACATTTCTGCCTCTAACTTCTTGGACAACGTATACAGTCATTCTTTCTCCTTTGTATTTATCCCAATATAATGGTTGACAAAACAAATTGCAAGTATTATTTTTAAAATAATTCTAAGAAAGGAATAAAATGGATTATAAATTTAAAACAGAGCCTTATGAGCATCAATTACAAGCTTTAGGAGCTTCACATAATAAAGAAAATTTTGCTTTACTTATGGAAATGGGTACAGGTAAATCTAAAGTATTAATAGATAACATAGCTATGTTATATGACAAAGGTAAGATTGACTCTGCTTTAATTATCGCACCTAAAGGTGTTTATAGAAACTGGGAAAAACAAGAGATACCTATTCATTTACCTGATCATGTAAAACATCAAATGATTATTTGGTCACCTAGTAAAACTAAAAAACAAGAAAAAGAACTTAATAAGTTATTTAAGCATGAAGAAGAACTTATGATTTTTATCATGAATATAGAAGCTTTTAGTACAAAAAGAGGCACAGAATTTGCTGAAAAATTTTTACTAAGTCATCATTGTTTAATGGCAATAGATGAGTCTACCACTATTAAATCTAGCACAGCATCAAGAACTAAAAACATTTTAAAGATAAGAGATTTAGCAAAATATAGAAGAATCCTTACAGGTTCTCCTGTGACAAAAAGTCCTTTAGATTTATTTACTCAATGTTATTTTTTAGATCCTTATCTATTAGATTTTCAATCTTATTATTCTTTTAAAGCTAGATACGCTGTTTTAAAAAGACAACATATGGGAAGTCATTCTTTTGATCAGATTGTAGGGTATCAAAGATTAGACGAACTTAATCATAAATTAAATCAATTTTCTTTTAGAGTTTTAAAAAAAGACTGCCTTGATTTACCTGAAAAAGTATACACAAAAAGATATGTAACTATGACTACAGAACAAAATCAAATATATGATCAAATGAAAAATTATGCTTTAACACAGCTACAAACAGGAGAAATGGTCACTGCCGCAAGTGCCCTGGCACAAATGATTAAGTTACATCAGATAACCTGTGGTCATGTAACTACAGATTTTGAAGGAACAGATGTTCAAATTCAAGAAATTCCTCATAACAGAATTAATGTTCTTAAAGAAGCTCTACAAGAAGTAGATGGTAAAGTTATTATATGGGCTACTTATGTTCATGATATAAAAAAAATAAAAGAAACTTTACAAGAAGAGTATGGAGTCAAGTCTGTTGAAACATTTTTTGGTGGCACTGCATCTGACGACCGTCAGGAAATAGTAAGTAAGTTTCAAGACATGGATAGTGATCTTAGATTCTTGGTAGCTAATCCTAGGGTAGGTGGTTACGGTCTTACTCTTACTGCCAGTCATACAGTTATTTATTATTCAAATAACTATGATTTGGAAGTAAGAATGCAATCAGAAGATAGAGCACATAGAATTGGACAAGTAAACAAAGTTACTTACATTGATCTTATGGTAGAAAAAACAGTAGACGAATTAATTATAAGATCTTTAAGAAATAAAATTAATTTAGCTAGTCAAGTATTAGGAGAAGAATTTAAAGAATGGTTAGTATAATTATTTCATATTAGCTAAAGGATTAGCTAAAGTTTTTTGAATAGTATCTCTTACTTTTTCTTCTAGTTCAACCATGTCTTCTTTAATATCTTTGATTGCATTCTTGATATCAGCTTGATTCTCACGAGAATCTTGTTTTTGATTTTGTTCTACATCTTCGATTATAGATTCAACTCTGCGTAAATCTGTACGAAGGTCATTTTTTAATTCATTGGCTACATCTGATACTAAAGAAACCTCACTTAGTAACATAGTCATCTCTTGCATAACCATATCTATTTCAGTTTGGACAACTTCTAATTTTGTTTCAATTGAACTTAAATCAGGGGCAGTGTAATTTAACATAGTTTGCTTCATGTCTTGATAGTCCTTGAAAGCGACAAATCCTCCATAAAGAGATCCTATAAGAGTTCCAAGAGCAAGTAAGATAGCAAAGACCTTACCTCCCTTAAATTTTAATCCTCCAAATTCAGCTTCCATTATCTACCTTGTCCTTTGTATTTTTTATACGAACGTCTTTTATGTTTGTTCATTGCTGACATTTTCATACGACCATTACCAATGGTCGTTCCTTTAGGCTTATGTTCTAAATTACTTACTAATGTTTGCTTTACCATTATTTATACTGCTCATCTATCATTTGATCGTAGACAGTTTTACTACCACCAAATAAGACGTATCCAGCTATATTATTATCAGATATTGAAGTATCAGGCAATGTGTCATTATTAAAAAATCCTTCTATATTAGGTAT